CAAAGGATGCTCTTCACCAACAAGCTTTATTGGGTTGCCGTCTTTGTCTTTTCCTTCTGTATGGACCATGATCCCGTCTTCTTCAATGATTTTAGAAATTGATACATACTGCGAATATGCATTACAATAGGCAGCCAACATGCTGATGTCCGCTTCCGTGATGATTTCAACTTCTGTTAATAGAGCAGCAACCCGTTTGAATTCTTTTTTCCCGACCTTATCCAACCACGTTGGCGGTTTTATATTATCGGATCGCATTTTCATTTTCTTCTCGTGCTCAGCCCTGGCGGCCAGCTCTTCCGTATTCTTTTTATTTGGGTTGCCCTGTATCAATTGAAGCGTCGCGGATTTTGCAGGCCTCGGCATGTTCTCACCTCATTTCACATCAAAAAAATTGCATTTTTTACTTGTTTTTTTCACCAATCGTGATACGATGGAATTAACAACAAAACCAGTCGTACCAAGCCC